AAGCAATGGAAAGGGCAGAAACGGTGGAAAAAAAAGCAGCAGATGACAAAAAAAATATGGAGGCTGAATATGCCAAGTTAAAGGCAGAAACACAAAAGGCATATAATGATCTTCGCGAAAAAGACCTTGAGAATTTCGTTAAAATATCAGAAATAAACTATGGTGTATATCATGTAACTCAAGAAAAGAAAAAAGTAGACATTAATACCACCATTGCACATCTACGTTCAAAAGAAATAATGATGCGCACAGATATTCTAACTGACGCTAAAAAATCAGAAATTCAAAAAGAAGTTGCTGAAGAAAAAATCATTAAAGAATCTCTTCAAAAAAGTATAGATGGATTGTATATAAAATACAAAGCAACAATTGAATTGGCTGTGAATCAAAAAGCTCAATTGGATGATGCTGAAGCAATAATTGTTCAAAAAGAAAAAGAAAAGTCGCAACTAAAAGAATCCAATCGTATTGCAATTGAAAAGATAGAAGCTGAAAAGAAAATAGAAGTTGATCGCATTCGTGCTGATGCAGTAGATCAAGTTCGTTTATTAAAAGAAGCACAACAACAAGAACTTATGGTATGGTTGGTTAGATTGTTGGGTGGTATTGGAATATTGTTTGTGATTCTCGGCGTGTTATTCAAGAGCTTCAATATGATTTTTTCTGGCATCACATTTCTGGGTCTTGCATATATGGCAACAACAATTCCTATGTGGATCGTTGGAGCAATAGCGGCTGGTTCTATATTATTGATGGGTGTTGTTCAATTGATTGCTGCAAATAAAAAGAAAGCAGCGGATGAAGATAAGAAAAAGATATAAATAATATCTTAGTTTTTATATATACACAAAACTTTTTGTAGTTCATATATATGAGTAACAATCAATCGTTACAAATATTATGTCAGACACAACCATTCCTGTATCAAAGTCAGCACCGTTCAATAACGCGGTCAAAACTGCATTGATTCAAAATCAAGCAGAAGCACCAAAGCAAAATATACCAACTGAAAATGTAGATTTGCCATCTCAAGGTTATTTTTATCCAGCCAATCATCCATTGAGCAATGGCAAGATTGAAATATACCAAGTCACAGCTCGCCATGAAGACATTCTGAGCAACACCAATTTACTCAAGAAAGGCACAGTGTTGGATGAGTTTCTAAAAGCACTTATTGCTACACCAAATGTTGGTATAGAAGATCTGCTTATTGGTGACAAAAATGCATTGTTTATTGCTGCTCGCAAAAGTGCATATGGTGAAAATTATACCACAAAAATCAAGTGCCCAGAATGCGGCGTTGAATCAAATGTGGAAATTGATTTGGGTGTATTAAAAGCCAAACCACTGAACACAGATATGCTGACAAAAGGTGAAAACAGATTGTCGTTCAAATTGCCAAATTCTGGTAAAGTTGTTACAGTCAGTTTGCTGACCCATAAAGATGAAACTGATATTGACGCTGAACTAAAAGCATTGGCTAAATTTAGCGGAGCCAACAATACAAATGCTCCGGAAATCACCACTCGTTTGAAATATACTATAAAGTCGATTGATGGTGAATCTGATCGTGGTAAAATTAAGAATTTTGTTGATACTCAACTAACAGCCAAAGATAGTTTGGCTCTACGCAAGTTTGTGCGCGAAAACACACCAGACATGAATATGAATTTTGACTTTACTTGTCCAGCATGTGGGCATCAAGTCAAGATGACTGTTCCATTGGGAGCAAATTTCTTCTGGCCAAACTTGACCGAGAACTAAAATGAAGCGTGAATCTGCACGCCGAAATCATTGATCTGGCATCAGAAGGATATTTCTATCCAAGCGGTTCGCGATATGCTTCCGGTAAATTAAATATATTTCCTATAACGGGACAACACGAAGAACTGTTGTGTAATAATAATTTGGCCAAACGCGGCCTATTGGAAACATCATTTCTTGATGCTGTTGTAGAAGGTGGTATAGACACCAGTGAATTGTTGTATTGTGATAAGCAAGCAATATTATTGAATCTGCGTATTGCCAATTATGGTGCTTATACAAAAATGAAAGCACAATGTTCAGAATGTGAGTCTGAATATGAACATGATATATCATTTGCATTTCGCGGCAAAATGTTTGATTTTTCAATATATGAACGCGGAAATAATTGTTTGAGCTACACTTTTCAAAAATGCAAAAAGAATGTATATTTCAAATTACCAACCTGCAATGAACATGATATATATATAAAACATGGTTGGTTGGCTTTTGCCAAAGCTATCACTTTAAAAATAGATGATGTAATAGATATAAATAACTTTTATGAATATGAACTGAGTGCAACAGACAGCAAACTATTCAGAAAGTTTTATGAAGAACATACACCAGGTTATATAAATGAAATAGCAGTAAGTTGTCCATCATGCAATGTTGTCAGAAACAGCAAAATGGACATAAATACTGATATATTTGCTATAAGACCAGAAAGTAAAATGAACATACACAGCGAGATATTTGATCTTTGTTATTATAGCAATGGTGCATTTACTCAAGAAGGTGTATATAAAATGCCAACAATGTTGAGGGCTTTTTATATCAAAAAGTTGGTGGATGCCAAGAAAGCAGAAGCAGATGCCAACAAATCGGCCAGTGAAGGAAGCAAACAGCCCAGCAAGATAGCACGTCCTCCAACAGCAAAAAAGTAACCAAAAGTGATATTTATAATATAACACTAACGAATTTATAATAAATGGCCGACAAAGACCCAAAGTTAACAGCTAAAGAAATCGAGGAGATTATGGAAGCTCGCCAAAAAGGCGAGCAAGATATCGTCGAAAAACTTTCAGAGCAATTGGATTTTTCAAAACAGATTGCCGATCAATATAAAAATGTACAAAAATCTATAAAAAACGCATACAGTGATTTGGATAAAACCAAAACGGCGATGCGAGAACAACAAACCGCTATACGGGACAATAATATTGAACTCCAGTCAATTGGAGAAAAAATAAATGATAATAAAAAGGTTCTAGAACGTCATGAGTCAATTGTAAAAAATATAAATATTTTAGAAAGTGAAAAATTGTCATTATTGGAAGAGGCGGAAAGTCTTGGTAGAAAAATTTTAAAAAATGATGGTCTATTACAACGTATTGATAAAGACATGTTGTCGAACATGCAATCTCGTGGATTATTAACGGATAAAGCCGAAGAAAATGCAAAGAAGCAATTGGACATTGCTTTTAAATTGCGAGATGTTGAACTTGATATACGAGAAGGTGGTGAAGGTGACACACATACCGCAGAGTCTTATAAAAAATTAATGGAAGAAAGGGCGGAACTCCAAAAACAATCACACACTTTGTCGATTGAACAATCTCTTTTAAATAAAGAGTTTACACAATCGGAAGTTGCATATGGAGAGCTTATAAATGAAAGAAATCGGACAATTGAACGAGGTGTCGGGTTGATAGACGCACAGGTATTAGCATCAGAACAATTAAAAACTGTTGAAATAGATCTGGCAAGTGAAATAAAAAAACGAAAAAAAATAGAAAAAAAGAACGACATCCCCGCGATTGGAAAAGAGAATTTAGAACTGGAAAAACGACAAGGGTATTTGCAAGCAGAAAATGTTGGAAGAAGAAAAGAAATAAATATTCTTTTAAAAAAATCAAAAGAAATCACAGAGGAAATATCAAATCTCACCGGTAAATTAAATTTTTGGAAGCTTATTCAAATGGCATATGAAAGATTTGTTGAATTAGATAAAGCAGCGGAATCATTTAGAAAAGAAACAGGATTTTCAATTAACCAGATGGTACAATTGCGTTCTGACGCAGAATCCGTCAATAGACAATTCCAAGATATGGGTGTTGGTATAAAAGAAGTATATACATCAGCAAAAGCATTAACGGATGTATTTGGAAGAACTTCGTTAATAACAAAAGAAACGCTTGGTAATGTTGCATTGTTGTCAGCAAACCTTGGTGTGGCAGAAGCAGATTCTGCAAATGTGTTGGCTAATTTCCAAGGACTGGGAGGAGCCACGCAAGAAGCCGCAATGAATGTGATCAAGGTTGGTGCTGGTATATCTGAAAAGGCGGGCGTTCCATTTAAATTGGTGATGAATGATATTGCCAATGCATCTGAACAAACTACCGCAATGTTGGGTTCAAATCCAAGCAAACTCATGAAATCCGCAATTGCAGCAAGAGCATTGGGAACGGACATGAACAAGATTGTGGCATCTCAAAGAAAGTTGTTGGATTATAGTTCTAGCATAAACGATGAATTGGAGTTGAGTGCCTTACTCGGCAAGAGTGTTTCTTTCCAAAAAGCACGACAGTTGGCGTATGACGGAGACATTGCCGGTGCTGCCAAGGCAACGCTTGATACTGTAAAAAAAGCTGGCGATTTTGAAAAAATGAGCGTATATCAACGCGAGAAACTTGCAGTGGCGGCTGGTATGGAACTCAAAGACCTTTCAAAGATGATTGCCGTTGAAAAGCAAAGAGATGCTATATTACTAGGCGGGGATCAAGCGGCAAAAGATAAACTATTAGCACAAGAAGCCGAGTTGGAAAACTTAAAAAATATGGCATCTCTTGATGATGCCAACTTGGTAAAACAAAATGAAAAAGTACTGATGCAACAAAAAATGCAAGGAATGATGAGTAACTTTGCAAACACGTTCCAATCACTTTTGGTTTCATTGGCAGACATTCTTGAACCGGTCGTTCGAGTGGTTGCAATGATACTTTTACCAGCATTTAAAATAGTGTCAGCTTTGATACGCGGAATGTTGAAACCAATACTAAACATTGGACAGGCTTTGATGGGAAATGCAGAAAATACAAAGAAATTTGCAGCTTTTGCAGAAAAAGTATCGGCTGTTATGGTGACTGTATATGATTGGTCCGAAAAAATTGGAGAGGTGATTGGAGAAATTTTCTTGGCACTAAACAGAGTTACTGGTATTGCTAGATTATTTGGAAGCAACTTTGACGCAGTTGCATCAACCGCAAAACTTATTTCGTCACTTGCCACATCAATAGCATCCAATTTTGGATTTTTAAAAACAATATTTCAATCGGTGGTACCGTTTGTGGAATTTATTGCATCCGGATTCTCCAGAGTTTATAATTTATTTAAGCCATTAATTTCTATGGCAAGCAACTTTTTTGGAGTTGCTTCTAAAGGAGCATCATTTGTTGGTCCTTTTGTTAAAGTTTTTGGTACGATTGCGAAGCTTGCGGGTCCAATTGGATTGATAATAAACGCAGTTCAAGTGGTAGTTGATCTTGTAGGTCAATTCATGGACATATGGTCAAGTGATGATATGGATATTGGAGAAAAAATACTAAAATCGTTCGTCGCAATACCAAAAGCATTGTATAATGTGTTGGTGCAACCGTTCATAGATATGGCGGCATGGCTTTTAAATTGGATGTGGCCAGGAGTTGGTGACAGTATGCTGAAGGGAATTAAGTCTGTGGGGGATGCTATATTTGGGGGGTTAAAATGGCCATTCCAAAAGATGTTTGGTTGGTTCAAAAACGATTCCGGAATAGCGGGGCAGTCGCCATCCGAACTTGGTTTAATGATAGTAGATGGTATAAAAGCAATAGGATCAATGCTACTCGATGTAATAACATTCCCATTCAGAACCGCGTTTAATTTTATATCTGGTATATTCGGCGGAGACGGAAATCTTGGAACTTCTATTGTAGATGGTATCAAATCTTCATTTGGTGCTGCTTTTGATTTTATCACATCTGCATTCTCACTTGTTGTAGATAGCATCAAAAACGCAGCATCCGAAATATTTGGTTTCATTACATCTCCATTCAAGAAAGCACTTGATTTTGTTAAAAACATTCCATTTATTGGAAAATTGTTTGGTGGAAATGATATTGCTACCGAATCTAAGCCTCAAATAGACAGCACCACGATGGAAACAGCTGGCGTCATAGAAGTAAAGAATCTAGATGCATTGAGAGAAGTTGTGCAACAATTAACAGATGCTGTAGCAAATCTTGGAAAATCTGATAAAACAGAAACACTAACAGCCGGAACAAAAATTGACACATCTGCATTGGAAGCTAAACTTGACACATTGACTAATCTATTGGTCGGTGGAGCTGTAAGAGTATATTTGGATGGAAGTGATGTGAGTGCAGCCATGTCAGCAACTGGAAGATAATGATATTTATATAGAATATGCTAGAAGATACACCAATACCAAACGGATTTAGCCCAATACAAAGACAAACGGCTGATCAAAGAGTGGCTACATTTCAAGCCAATGCCAATTCTATATATAATAAATACACTCCGTTCACAACATATAGTTTTGGACCATCACAGCCATTTGTATATACAAAAATAAGTGATTCTACATTTTTAAAGAATTTAACCAAATATGATAGTCAAGCATCTCCGATTGGTTCAACTGTAAGAGATTTGCAAAGAATTGGTAAATACTCAGTAACAGGAAATGGACTCAAGTTCTTCAGCAGTCAGAGGTCGATGCAAAATGCAAATGCTTTTAATGAAACAAGAGTATACAATCCATTAAGTTTGTTAAAAGCAACGGCAAAGCCCGGTTCGTTTGGATTGATTGATTATCCAATTCGTCACATGGAAACGGTTGGATTGGACTTTTTTAGAACCGCGATTCTTAGCACACTTGGCATACAATCCTGTGAAATGGAAGCCCAAAGCGTAAATCCAATAGATGGAACTGCGACTCGTGACGTTTCAGACTATGCGGGTGGACGGGGAGGAAGCAGAGCGGGAAAACTTCGTCTTAATACAGCAATGTCGGCAGACGATAGATTTTCAAGAACATGGATTACTACCACAACCGGTCCAAAAAAAAATAAGACTTTTTTACAAAATTTGTTGGATGGTTTGATAAAAAATTTAAAAAATAACATTTCGGGTACCAATCCACGCTGGCGCAGTGGTATAAACGGAAACCCAGATTTATCTTGGGAATTTAGACCGGAATATCCAAATGGCAACGACGGTGCATATCATGTATTTTTGGAAGACAAGGCTGAATTACTATCCACTACCGCCATAAACTATCCAAAATTTTACAATGGTAAAATTGAATTAAACATTGATCTAAAAAATAACGTTAAAGTTTTTCATAAATATTCACCACAAAAACAAAAGAGAAAAGATACAATAGTTTGGTATGCAGATGATGATAAAATTAAAACCGAAGGATTAACTTCAGACCCAAGTACAGGCGGTATAGGAGGATTGCAAGGAACTACGGGATTGAAGAATGTATATGCAGAATACATGAAAACTGCTATTGAGTCGTTTGATATAAATAAACCCATTCAATCTAGACGGTCAACAGAAGCACATACTCGATTAAAAGATTACAAAGGTGTATCTTATCCAACATATAAAGATATACCAGGAAAAGGAAGCACCAATGAGAAGTTTGAATCTCTGATGCAAAAAGCGGCAGGAATTATTACTCTTGATAATAGAATGTTTGCAAAAGTATCTGACTATGAAGCCAATTCTTTGGCAAATTCAAGTGATCAATATAATGAATATGATGTCATTGATGGAGAACGAGGTGAAATTCCAGATGAATTAATTTTGGGCGATCAATCTAAAGATTTAATATTCTTCTATTTTTATGATTTGATCAACAAGATATATGTGCCATTCAGAGCAACTGTCACAGGACTGAGTGATCAACACAGTGCAGACTGGGAAACTATAGAATATATTGGTCGCGCAGATAAACTATTTTTATACAAAGGATTTAGCCGAGATGTGAACCTTTCATTCACTGTATATGCAAACAGTGCATTAGAAATGCTACCAATGTGGAACAGAATCAATTATTTAGTTGGATTCACAAAACCAAGTAAATATACCGGCAAAGCAACTGTGACAAATGAATCTGAGAATGTTAATACATCTGGTAAAGAAAGTCGTTTCATTTATCCACCAATGATAACATTTAGACTGGGTGATTTGTTTTATGATCAACCGGCGGTCATGCAATCGGTGAGTGTGACCATACCAGACGACACAAATTGGGAAACACTGCGTTCAAAAGATTATTCGTACATTGCCAGTCCAACAAAAACCATAATTATTGATGGTGTAAAGTCTCGCCAATTACCAATGAAAGTGGACGTGGGTGTGCAACTGAAACTGATGGAAAAACGACAAGCACTGGGCAGCGATGCTCACTACGGCAATGCATCATATAGTACAGATGGAAAAGAAACTGGAAGGTGGTTATTATGAACAGATATATATCAAACAAAAACAATGTGTTTAATCGTTATGACGGAAAGAGAGTGTATAGAACTACACGCTATCCAAAAATACCATATTATGCCAATGATATTTATATAGTGGCTAATGAAACAGATTATTTAGACAGCATGGCTAGCAAATATTATGGAGACGCAACTTTGTGGTGGATTATTGCTCAAGCCAATGGCATCAAAGCCACACTCAAAGCACCGACGGGAACTCAAATAAGAATACCGCAAAACATTGATACAATTGTATCAAATTTTAGAAGAGAGAATTCAATATAAAGGTTTATACATTATGGCAGAAGAAAATAAAAAAATATTTCCATGGGGATTGCATCCGTTGGATAATTGGATCAAAGATGAACTTGATAGAAGAACTCGCGAATATGGGTCCGATCCAGCAGGAAAACCATACAGCGGACCAAAGACCGCGTGGACAAGAGTATTTTCCAATGGAATATCTTCAATGGCCGACGAAGGACTTCAGGGTTTTGTGATGGGCGGAACCGAAGGATTTGACGAGAGTTATGGATTTGGGACTGATAACTATATAACAATAGGGGTGGACGCATATGGAAAACCGCATGAGATTGGGAGCATGACCGGTGAGGCGATTGTGGGCGACAAAACTAAATTGTTTTCCGATTTTCCACACCGCCCGCCCCCAAGTATTGTTTCAATAGATACTGAATTTTCCGGCGGTGCAAATAGTGGATTTAATGCATTGTGTCGTAAAACAAAAATAACATGGAAATGTTATTCATTGTCACAACTTGAATATCTCACTCCGTATTTTCTTACGCCAAGAATCACTTGTTTGGTGGAATGGGGATGGAATCATTATGATACAATTTCTTTGGTGGATTTGACAGACACAAAATGGTTGTATGGAATTTTTGAAGGAACACGCGAATACACATCAGAATGGATTGAAGCTTCCAACGGAAATTATGATTTGGCTATGGGGTTTATAACAGATTATGGATATTCTATCAATGAATACGGCGGCTATACTTGTTTTACAACAATAACAAATGCAAATTATTTGGTTGAAGGGCAATCGTATCAAAACAAACAAACATCCCAAACAGATGCAAAAGACAAAAAGAAAACTATTCAATTAAAAGATTTCACCGAGTTTACTTTCAATGATATGGAAAATATGACTATACAGAATAAACCTGACAAAAAAACAGATGTGGCCAAAAAATTAAACATAAAAATTGAAGGTAGAGTGTTTAAGTATGAAAAAGACGCTTGGATGAAAATGGATCTGGTTGCTGACATAATAAACACGTTCTTCTCTATAAAGTTTATTGATAAAGACGAAAATGATACCAATGTCGGCGCGTCAAGGTTTGATGTGAAAGATGTCACAATCTGTGCACACCCTGCGCTAAAATCTACCAACAAAAACATTCTGATTCCAAATCAATTTGCCCCCAGGTTTGTAACTAAAGACCCAAAAGCAACCCAAGGAAAAAGTCTTGCAGATGCATCGACGCAGTCCGGTAATTATTACACGTTGTTTCCGGATATCAAAAACGTAATAGATAAATTTGAATTTGAAGAATCATATGATGATATAAAATCCGTCATAAACAAAGATGGAACTTCGTTTCCGGTATATAGCATATATCCAAGCACGGATGGAACTGGCCCAACTTCTGGATATTGGGGATATCTACAAGACATATATATTTCTGTAGATTTTTTTAAATCGCTTGTTAAGAAAAATGAAACTATACTGAAGTTGGTAGAAGAATTGTTGCAGCATATATCCGAAGCAGTGTGTAATATTTGCCAATTGCAATGCAGACCCGTTGAAAGAAATGGAACGGTATACACGGTTATAGATTCCAATTTTAGTCCAATCAACACGGTAAAAGATGCCAAAAGTTTGTTAACAATATCAATTGGGTCGGTAAATTCCGCGTTCATGAAATCGGCAGAATTTTCTGTAAAGTTGAGCGGCGAAATGTCCAATCAAATGGTCATGCAGAGTGCAAGTGGAAAAGATCTACCGGGAGAATATGGCACCGCAAACTATGATGCAAAGACGATGGAAATAAGTAAGTTCTCTCGCGGAGACAGATTGTTTGATAGAGGCGTCATTCCGCCAGACAAAACAACCCCGTCAAATAATACCAAGGATAATAGCCAAACTAAGCTTAAACGAATGTTCAAATCCGAAAACAAGAAAGAATTTTATGTTTATACAGCACCGGACAAAAAAACAGTTCATATTTTAGCTGAAAATGGACCAAGTTTCTTGAAGTCTGTTTTGTTGAATACAAAAGACAAACGATCGGTTTATACCAACAATGGATTGATGCCAGGTACCAATTTCACTATGGAATTATTAGGTATTGGTGGAATCACGGCACTTTCTCAATTTACACTTGACCATGTACCAAGTTCATATAATTATGAAAGATGTGTGTGGCAAGTTTCGGATGTGAAACAGAAAGTTGAAAATAAAATATGGACCACGTCCGTCACTGCACAAGCAAGACCACTAACATCAATTGAATAATATATGAAATACAATGATGACATAACATTGCAATATGGCAAATTTAGTGAAATATCCACAGGGGAATCTCCATTGCCATTTAAGCCAACACCATCTTCAAAAAATTACACAAACGGAAATTTCACCAGAGCATTTGCAAAGAAAATAAACGATGATATTCTTATTGAAATAAAAAGTGAACAAGCAAACAAAATAAATCAAAATTTATATAAAGTAGTGTATATAAATTGGGTGATTATTGGACCAAGAGAAAATCGCAGCATCAATGGTGTGATTGATCCGGGCGTTTCTGACTTGAATAGATTTGAAATTGAAAGAGTACAAAAAGAAGCTGACATTGATTTAAAAAAAGTATTGCATAACCTTTTGGAATATTGGCAGGGTCATTGATATCTGTTTGACAAAAGCACAAATTTCATTCAACGTGAATATGTGCAAATTGTAGAAACAGATTTTGAATTGCAACTGTTGTTGTCTCATATCACATCAGATATTATGCTGATAGATGCAGTATGCATGGACGCAGAAAAGCACAGCTTAAACAATGAAGTCAGTATTTTGTTCTTTTATTTTTTGGCTTCAAAATCATATTGGTGTGCGCCAATAAAACACAATGAAGGCTTGATGTTGCCATATTGTTTGTCTAAAATAAAAGAAGCACTTAAAATCAGTATTCGCGACAAGTTTGTGATAAACAAAAAGAATATAGTTCAGTTGTTGGGTGAAGATTATGATTTTGTGGATGTGAATTTGATAAAGTATTTGAGTGAAGGTAAAATTGATGATGTTGATTATAGCACAAACGCACATAAGTTTGTTGAAAATAATTTCAGAAATATACCAGATGTAAACATGTGTGTGCCATTGCTAAAGCATGCTCGCGCATTCATGGAAAAAATAAAAGGTATTGATGAACTAGACACAAGTATTATAAAAGAAGATGGATTTAAGTTTGTAAATAATACCACCACAAACTGTTTTGCAGAACTTGAAGCCAATGGCATGTGTGTAAATGAAGATTTTACTGAAGAATTTGGCAACGAACAAACCAAGCATGTTAAAAATAATCTGGTATATACGCAGTATAACCTACTAACTTCAACAGGCAGACCAAGCAATAGATTTGCAAGTGTAAATTATGCTGCTTTGAACAAAACAGACAATAGCAGAACATGTTTTGTGAGTAGACATAGCGACGATGGTATGCTTGTTATGATGGATTATAATGCTTTTCATCCTCGTCTTATTGCTCATTTGGTCAACTTTCATATGGAAAAGAATGAAAATCCATATGCTTATCTATCCAAGTATTATTTTAACAAGAAAGATGCTAATGAAGAAGATATTGCAGTAGCCAAAGCATATACCTTTCCACAGATTTATGGGGGGTTTGACAAGAAATGGCTACACATACCATACTTTGCCAAGATTCAAGAATATATTGACCATAGATGGAAGTTCTATACCAAGAATGGATATATTGAAACTCCCAAATATAAAAGAAAAATCAAGACATGCCATATTCCAGACGCCAATCCAAGCAAATTGTTTAATTATATATTACAAGCATTTGAAACTGAGATGGCGGTGGGTGTTTTAGGTGATCTATTAGAGTACCTAAAACACAAAAAAAGCAAGCCTGTGTTGTATACATATGACAGCATATTGTTTGATATGCACAAAGATGATAAGATGGATACTATAAAAAGATTAAAAAGCATCATGGAACGCGACAAGTTTCCGGTCAAATTATATATTGGTAAAAATTACAAAGATATGAAGCATATTGATCTTGCTTGATATTTATAATATAGTTGCATATATATCATAGGCGGTTTTGTGGTATATATGAATATTTATATACCATGGATAAAAACAAGATCGTAAACGACATTTTAAATGAGTGGGCAATGCGTTCGCATGATGGATTGGTGTCTGGACATGATACGCCGGAAAACATGATAGTACTAAATGAGATATTGTCCGAAAAAGGAATTGCAACTCCAAAAGAAAAGAAAATTGGACTTGGATTTACCAAACAATCTACGGGATTCACCGCAAAAAATCTTGAAATAGAAAAAGGTTTTAATCCGGGTGTATCTGCGGCTATAATATCAAGAGCAAAAAAGTTTTTTGACGAAGAAACATACGCAGAATTTGTAAACACTTATTATGATAAATTGTCGCCCGAACAAGCGATTGATTTCGTGAATAAGAATTATAATTCTTCAATATATGGAAAATTCATTCAAGCGTTGGATGATACTTCTGTGAGAAGAGAATTGGTAAAAACTCAAGTTGGTCGCGGAGAATTTATTTTTACTATTCTGATACAAGGATGCAAAACAACCGGACAAAAATCTGGAGATTTGCAACTAATGGACGGTGGTGTAATAGATGTGAAAGAATTGGATGCAAGTCAAGGAACATTTAGAGTACCATTGACAGTGTTTGACAGAGGATTTTCCAAACTCAAATTTCCACACGCAATGAATGAATTGTTTTCGTATTGCAGAAGCACGCCAGATGCTGTGGAAATATTAATAAATATGATCGACGAGGCTGGAATAAAAGATTCTGGAAAAACAAAGTATAGCAAATATACAAAACGATTGCTCACAGAATTGGATTGGAGTGGAGTCGTCAGCACAGCAATAAAGGGATTGTTTGAGCTTACAATTTATTTGCACAAAATGTCTCCAGATGATTTGGAAAAGGCGGGAATGAAAGATAGAGTAGAATTTGATATCGGAGACGACCAACAAATAATGTCAATTGATAAAATTTCTCCGGAAACAAAAAATAAAATTTTGAATCCCGGCACAGCATCCGAACCAGTGACATTGAATGTATCAGCAATATCGGATAAAAAGAACGCAATATTGTTACCGGAAATAAAAAACTTGGAAATTTTTAAAAAACCCGCAAGTCCAGAAGAAATGTTTACTTCACGCAGAATCGCGGAAGAGATGTTTAGTTCTATGAAACATTATTCCGCCGGAATAATATTTTATCAAACGGGTGCATCAGAGCCGTTTTATTATGAACCGGACTTGTCAAATTTAAAAAATCCTTTTATATTTTATCTATATGCACAAAACGCCGTGGCGTTTAAGAGAATATAACTTTGACTATGAAAAATAAGATTACATCACTGATTGATATTATATTGACAGAATCGGCATTAGATCCGCGAATTGAAAGTGGTATTTTTGATATACATAATATTGAGCATATGCAAATCATGGCAGAACATATGGCTGCGCAGGGTATTGATGGTGCTATTATTTCCGAAGTAATCAATGAATTGGTGGTTGACGAAGGTAAGTATCCAGAACGACAGGCATACAACAAAGATGGTTGGCTCGTAACATTTCCATCGGCTGAATATAAACAACGTGCAATAAAGAAAGGAACACACTATGGGTCCGATCCAACTCATGGTAAAGGCGGAATGCATTTGTATTATAAGGGTAAAGGAAAACAAAAGAGACAAACACAACAAACTTTGACATCCACCGGTTCCAAAACCCCCGTACAAAAAGCACCCGTGCAACCTGCCACACAACCAGCCCCAACGGAAAAACCAATAGCCACTGCAACTACCATAGATAAATCAACCGGCTCAAAGAAAAAATCCAACAAAACACCGCCGACAGAACCGGAAGAATATACAGATGACTATACAGCGTCCGATGATGCCGATGATGAGGAAAAAGCAGCACAAGCATTTGGAGATTTTTGGGCAAAAAACAAACAACCGACTGCACAGCCAGCACTAGCCCAACAAACTCCTCAAGTCGCACCAACCCCAGCACAGGCACCGGTATCTCCAATGACACCCGACTTCACAAAACCTTCCAAAAAATTTGCCACGGATAAAGGGTGGAAATCAACGCCATATGGTGAATGGCGTGATCGTCTTGGAAATACAGTAGCCGTGACCGGTCTATCCGGTGAAGTAGTTCCGCTCAAAAATACAGACCGCGATGAATTAAAAATCGCATCTGAAAAAAATACTGCGGTGTAATATGCCAGAATATAATGCACAGCTGTTGTGTACGTTTGCAAAATATCAAACTTACGAAAATGAAATAACTGCATTGAGCAGCTATTATCAAATCGTAGACAATAAAGTGTATGTATTACAAAGTGGAGACAATATTGATGACATATTTTTGACTTATAATGTAGTAAAGAATGGCAGTGAGTTTTATCCACATACCATGAGTGTGCATCGTAAAAAAGAATATAACATTATCTATAGCATAAATGCTCTCAACGAGTTGATCAAACTTGAGAATAATGGGGTAATGTCATCTTCGCATCAAATATCTTGGAACAATTATCGTAGCTGTTTTATCACATCGCGTGACGGAAAAGTCAAAATCACGCCAACAAAATTAGTCAAAATTGTTAAAATATAATTACCAAATTTTTTAGGTATTTAACCTATGAATTTATACTTATATTTGAATTAACAAATGACTAATTAACGATTAAAAAATGAGCATATTGCTTATTATAGATTGACCATTGTCGTTTGTTGATGCATTGTATCAACCTTGACCTAGTTGATGCATTTCAAATTGGTCAAACAAGATTAAACATTAACAAATAAAAAATTATGGCATTGGACCTATCAAAAATTAAATCGCGTCTTGATTCTCTCAAGAGCAACACAACAAAATCCACTTCATTGTGGAAACCGCAAGGTAAACAAACGATCCGTATTGTTCCTTACTCACACAATCCTGAAAATCCGTTCATTGAATTGCTTTTTCATTACAACATGAATGGCAAGACATATTTGTCTCCATCTTCGTTTGGTCGTCCAGATCCAATCGTTGAGTTTGCCAGCAAGCTCAAGAAGACTGGCAGCAAAGAAGAATGGAAACAGGGACGGGCTTTGGAACCAAAACTTCGTACATATGTTCCCATTCTTGTTCGCGGTCAAGAATCTGAAGGTGTGAAATTCTGGGGTATGGGCAAGCAAGTATATCAAGAAATTCTTGCCATCATTGCTGATCCTGACTATGGTGATATTACTGACCTAAAATCTGGTCGAGATATTACTGTGGAATTCAAAACCGCAGAAGAAACCGGAAAGTCATTTCCAGAAACTACAATTCGCGTCAAGCCAAACGCAACTGTTGCGTTTGATGTGAATGATGGTGCGGTCAAGGAAAAGGTCAAAAATCAGAAGAACGTCACAGACCTGTTTCCTGAATTGACTTATGATGAACTGGCATCTGTTATGGATACTTGGCTCAATGCCTCAGAAGCAAATCCAGACGGTGATTCTGCACCAGAAACAACCGACACTGCCTCGGAAGAACCTGCCGCAAAGCCGGTTATGAGTGCAACCGCCAAGGCTTCTGTCAAGACTCCTGCCAGCACCAAGGCAATTGCTGATGAGTTTAATGATTTGTTCAACAACGCCTAATAAGCGTTGATCAATCAATAAACTAAATTATAAAAGGGTGTACTTTTGTACACAATGGTACACCCTTTTTAACTTTCAAAAATAATAATTATTATGGAAAAAGAAAAAAAGAAAAAATCCGTAGAAGTTGAAATTACCTCCGGTCGAGATGAACTGGCAGAAGCATTGGCTGAGTCTATCAACAAGAACAGTGACGGTAAAGTTGCTTTCTTTCTCGATGCCGAAGACGATCCTTCTCAAATAGTTGATTGGGTTTCTAGCGGAAATAGTTTGGTTGACTTGGCTATTGCCAATCGTCCAAACGCGGGGTTGCCTGTTGGTCGAATTACTGAACTAACTGGTCTTGAAGCATCTGGAAAAAGTTTAATGGGTGCTCATTTGCTTGCAGAAACACAGCGCAAGGGAG